AAAAACCTCTTTATTTTTAATAATAACATATTTATTTATTTTTGTCAAGTACAGTAGGTTGGTATAAGTAAAAAATTTAACATTGTTTGACTTCAATGCTTTTATCCATACCCAGTTTCCTGCTATTACAATTAATTTACATTTGACCATGAGATTGATTTACACTTCATCCATTCTATGTTATTATACATACTGAGGTAATAACATGGCGGGAAGAAGAGGCGGTAGGATAAAACTTACCAAAACACAAATTGATAAAATAGTTGAAATGGTTGGAGTAGGTCACTTTAGAACATATGCAATTACATCAGTTGGGATTGCCATGTCTACATACTCGATCTGGAAAAAACGTTACGAAGATATTATGACTGGAAAGGAACCCGTAAGAGTTCCTAAATCTGAAAAGGAAAAGCTTGTAAATTTTTTTACAAGATTAAAAGAAGCTGAAACTAAAAATTATGATTTTCATGTTAGAAACATTAAAGATGCAGCGGCAAAGAATCCTAAATGGTCAGCTTATTGGCTAGAAAGATTTGACCGTGAGAATTGGCAAGAAAAGAAAGCTGTGGATATTACAGCAGCAGTAAGTCATAGTTTTAGTATGAAAGCAACAATGGAAGCATGGCAAAAGAAACAGAAATAAATGATGATGCATTAGCAGATTTATTCCAAAAATATAGAGATGATCCTGTCTTTTGGGCAGAGCACATACTCGGTGTGTACACCTGGGGTAAAATGCGTGAAGTTCTTTATAGTATTAGAGATAATAAAAGGACCGCTGTAAAGGCAGCCCATGGTGTTAGTAAAACTTTCACAGCAGCAGTTGCAGCATGTTGGTTTTATAATGTATTTCCTGAAAGCAAGGTAATTACAACTGCACCTATTTTTCCACAAGTAGATAAACTACTTTGGGGTGAAATAAGAAATTTCTATCAAAGCAATAAGTTCCTTATTGGAGATTGTTTAAAGGTAGAAGTAAAAGACAGAGATCATGCTAAACATGAAATGTTAGGTTTTAGTACTGATGATCCAGCAAGAGCTGAAGGTTTTCATGCTCCTCATTTGCTTTATATTTTTGATGAAGCAAAAGGTGTCGAGGAATGGATGTTCGATAGCGCCATGGGTGCTATGAATGCTGGAGACCCTAGATGGTTGATAATAAGTACTACAGATGGTGTTGAAATAGGAAGTAAATATCAGCAAGCATTTTTACCAGATAGTCCTTGGCATAAAATAAGCATTAGTGCTTATGATACTCCTGAGTTAACTGGTGAAAAGTTCCAGGGATTGGATTTTAATTTTAATAGAATTGAAAAATCATATAAGGACCTTGGCGCTCAGATATCAGGTAAAGGCTACATTGAAGATGGCGAACGTGATTGGGGCGTAAACTCTGTAATGTTCAAAACTAAGGTTTTAGGCGAAATAGTTTCAGAGGGTGCTAATACAGCTGTAAGTTATGCTGATGTTAAACAAATGTTTGCAAATCATGAAGATGAAAATTTTAATGATGATGGGAAAGTGTTTATTGGCGCAGACTTGGCTCGTTTCGGGATCGACAGAACTGTATTTTATAAAAGAAAAGGTTTAAAAATAATAGATAAAAAAACAATATCAAATCAAGATTTAGTAACAATAACTGAAGAGTTAAAAAAGTTTGCTGATTTTGATAAAAGCACATTGATTAATGTCGATGAAACTGGCCTTGGTGCTGGTGTTGCAGATATGTTAAAAGCAGATAATTACAATGTAAAAGGGATTAATTTTGGATCTAAGGCTAAAGACCCTGATTCATACAATAATTCTTCTAGTGAAATGTGGTTTGAAGCATCAAGTAAAATAAAAAATTGCTCATGTCAATTTGATAGAGATCTAGAGCAAGAGTTAATTAATAGACAATGGAAACTTGATCTTAAAGGTAGAAGATGTATTGAGAGCAAGGATGATTATAAGAAACGTGGATTTAATAGTCCAGATATGGCGGACGCTTTGCTTCTATGTTTATATGAGTCATGTAATTCCAGCTTCAATATAAGAACAATTTAATATAGGAAAAACTGAAGAGCAGCAGTAATGTTTTCATTTTTCCTAATTAAAAAACAATAAAGGATAATGTGATAAAAACTAAGATATGTACTAAATGTAATACTGAACTATCAGCTATTGAAGATAATTTTAATAATGCGAAGTTTGGAAAATATGGATTAGAATCACAATGCAAATCATGTAAAAAAATATATAAAGAAAAATATAAATTAAGAAATCAAAATTTTATTTTAGATAAAAATGTACTTAAAAAATGTACTTGCTGCGGTAAAGAGTACCCAGGTACTTTAAAATATTTTAATAAAAACGGAAATTCTAAGAATGGATTGAATGCTAAATGCAAGATATGTAAAAGAGAGCAAGATAGGGTATACGGAAAAAATAATAGAAATAAAATAAGTGCATATAAATTAGAAAAATACAAAAATGATATTAATTATAAACTAACTGATAATTTAAGAGGTAGAATTTGGGGTGCATTAAAAGGTAAATATAAATCTAAATCAACAATTGAATTATTAGGTTGTTCAATTGAAGAATTAAAGTTGTATTTGAAATCTAAATTCCAACCAGGAATGACCTTTGATAACTATAGTTATTATGGATGGCATATAGATCATATTCGTCCTTGCTGCAGTTTTGATTTAACAAAAAAAGAAGAACAAGAAAAATGTTTTAATTATACCAATTTACAGCCTTTATGGGGTTTTGATAATATGAGTAAGGGCGGTAAATATGAGTTTTAGTGGGGATATATACGCCCATGATCGATGGAGTGAGTTCGCATTCTATTCAGGTGAAAATGGATCTAATGGGGCTGTACAACAGTCTATTGGTCCAGATGAACATGCAAAAGCTAGAAGATTTACTCTAACTGAAATTAGAATGCATTGGTCTGTTCCTTTTATATCACAAGAATATTTAAAAATATATATAAGTGCAGATAGAGGCTCAAACTTTAATTATATAATATTGAGTCATACTATGCTTGACATACAAGATTATAGAGCTATATGGCCTTCAGGTGAGGAAGTATCCTTAAATTCTGATGATCATTTAGTTTTTGAGATGTCATGCGGAAGTGCAAATAACACATATGGATTAGAAGTAAGGGGATGGGCTATTGAAGCATAAGCGTAGCGAAAAGCATGAGTTGTACGAAAGGCGTAAACAGAGTATGGAAATATGATAGAAACAGTTAATTCCCATTCAATAATAATGGTTAAAAATTCAGAGACTGGAAGCGGTGGTTTTGTTACAAATCCTGGAACTTTAGTAACTGAAGGAACTCAGCAAAAAATAAATATTACTGATAGTAATAATCAAACACTTATGGATAATGTGTTAAAAGAGTTAAGGATTATGAATATTCATTTAGCAATTTTAACAGATAATTACATAACACAGCAGGAGATAATATAATGCCCGATATGGTTCGTGATGGGAAAGGTAGAGGATACCTAGCAGGTGTTGATAAAAAAAACAGACTGCAAACAAGAAGTGTTGCTGAAAGTATTCAACATAATATAAGTGTTGATAATGAAGAGGCTTACCAATGCATAGGAACAGCTACTTTAGCAGCTGCAACGGTAGTTGGTTTACATATAAAAAATACAAGTGTTACTAAAAACATGATTGTTACATACATAAGACACCAAATTATAGATCAATCTGGTGGTACAGCTATACCTAATGCTAGTAATTATTTTAGAGTAGCATTAGGAAGAACTTATTCTGCTACAGGAAGTACTGCGACTCCAGTAAACATTTTTTCTGGTTCTGGAAATCAGGCAGAAGTGACTGCTTATCAGGACGATCCTACATTAACTGGAACAGCAAGAGAAATAGATAGATGGTATACGAAATCAGAATGTGATATGAATGCTTTTAATAAAGAAGGCTCTGTTATTATACCACCAAATCAAACAATTGAATTGAGTTATGTGGGCGATCAAACAGGTGGAATACTCTATACAAGAATTAGTTTTTTGTTA